CCAACCGGTAACAGCCCAAGCCTCGTAGACTTTCTTTCGACGCTTGACACCAACCGTCTAAACTACGTCGGTGGCAACATGACGCTGACGTCCAGCGTTGCTACAAACACTCGCGCTACAACGTGGGGTCTCTCTGGTGGTTCTATCACTGGCACCTTCACGGTTACCTTCGCAAGTGCTGATGCTGCTCGTTACTTCTTCAATACGGGCGGTGAAATTCGTATCGCACTTGCTCACCCAAACACATCAACCACTCGCGATGCCGATTGGAACACGGTTCTAAACAACCTCGTGGTTGCATTCCGTGCCAACGCATCGGCACGTCTGACTGGTTCGTACGGCACGGCACAGGCAGTTGGTTACTACCAGCTGACTGGCTCTAACCAAGCGATCCTCTCTGACACTGTCTTCCCTTCGCCATATACCACCAACAGCTTCTATGTCTACGCGTCTGTCTCTGGTACGGCTTCTAATGGCGGTCCTGGTAACGTAATCACGTTCACCATTACCCTGAACGATACGTACTACACGGCGCAAGACAACACGGGTGTTCAGGCCGGCACCAACGCCGTTCTCTCTCACCTTCGTGCTGGTTCTGTTCTTTCTGTTCTGCCTGCTGCACCTACGTGCGTCGTCGGAACCAACTTCTAACTTCCTTAGCCGCGTACCCGTCGAAAAGTCTCCCTAAGGAAGCCAAAACGGCCCCGTATCTGAAAGGATACGGGGCCGTTGTTTTGCGATTTAGTAGAGATGCTAGCTTGGCAGGCTTAGCCCGTGGTAGTCCTCATAGTCTCCTATACGAGACATACTGATCCTACCGGCGATGCCCTCTGTGATCTTACGAGCTTGTTCTACCGCTTCTGGGTATTGTGCCTTAAGTTCTCGGTAGTGGCGAAGATGTTCATCCTTCCACGAGCTGCCTACATGAACTCGCAGAGGAAGATAATCCCCACATGCTGGAGAGAACAAAGCTGGTAGGTCTTGTGGTCGAGTGGCTTTGGTGTACTCTACGACCTGATCCATCCACTCATTTGCCGTTGATGAGTTATAGGGCCAGTTACCAGGGTTCGGTAAAGCCGGGACCACTGGCTTCTTCTTGAACAATCCAAACATCTTAAACTCCAAAGAGCTTGACCATCGATCCTGGGCTAGATGGATCCTCAGTGACGATCTCGACATTGTACTCCCAAAGGTACTTGATGTAGTCGAGGGTCTTCTTCGCGTAGCCGGGATGAAGGCTACGACCGCGATATGGGCGGTATTCCAAAGTCAGGGTTCTGTCACCCTTCATCTTAGCAGAGCTGACGACGATGTCAGGGGTGTAGTTGATTGGGTTGTACTGCTGAGCGAGGGTTCGACGCATGTTGCGGTAGCCCATATCGTCAGATATCTCAGAGACAATCCCGGTATCGCCATAGACATCCACCGTCATCATGCGATACTGACGCATGAGATTTGGGGTCATGAACTGCTCGATGAAGCTCTCATCACGGTAGTCCGTAACGGCGTGTTGAATTTCCTGTCTCCAGTCCTTACCGACCAGATGCGGGAACCACTCCTCGTCTTCCTTGGTTGGGTTCTCACAGACGCGGCGGACTTCCTTGAGGATGTCAAAGCCGAGGGCATAAGGATTAAACTTGCCGTCGTAGTGCTTCGAGTGCATGTTTGGCTGATAGACGACGTTTGAGTGCAGGTGCAGCCATGCCATCTGAGCATCAGGAGAAATAAGTCCCTGCTGCTCGAGCTGATCCATGATGTAGAAGTGAGTGAAGGTCGCCATGCCTTCGTTCAGTACCTTGTCCTGCCCTTGTGGGTAGAAGTACTGACGAATCTTGTAGACGATCCGAAGGATTTCGCGTTGCCATTGCTTCATGTTTGGCGCGTTCTTGTAGATGAAGTAGACGAGGTTCTCTTCATCACCCACGAGATCAAGATCGGCAACCACCTTTTCCTTCTCTTCATCAAACATCGAGGTGGTCTGGATGATGATGTCGAGGTGCTGTTGCTTCTCATCAGCCTTCGCAGCATCTTCGATCTGCTGTTCCTCTTCGGTCAGCTTACGACGGTACTTGCGCTTGCGCTTATCGACAGCGTGCATTGCAAGGGAGTGAGCTGCGTCAAGCATCAGCTCGACTTCATCCTCACCGTACTTGTCTTCACACTCGCGAATGTAGTTCTTCGCGAAGATCATGTAGTCGATGATTGAACCTGCGGAGGTCCATTCCTTGAACATGTAGTTGTGCTTGAACACGAAGTTGTGTCCAAAGGCGGCGTGAGCCATAACCAGCGCCTGGGTGACGGCGTTGTTCTCTTCCATGAGATAGGAGATACATGGATCAGAGTTGATTACGATCTCGTATGCCAGACCCATACGACCTTTCTGGTACTTGTTCCAGTTGGAGAGGAACTCCTTGCCGAAGGACCAGTGGCTGTAGTTAACTGGCATGCCGATTGAGGCGTAGGCGTCGATCATCTGCTCAGCGGAGATGACCTCGATCTGATTTGAGTAGACGTCAAGCTTCAGGTCGTTAAGGGCAACGTCTTCGATATGGCCGTAGATTTCGTGGAGTACCTCTGGCGTCCAGTCAGTGCGGGACGTGATTAGAGCTTCTCTCATGATTTACCCTTCTTGAAAACCTTCTTGAATACTGGGTAGCAATCGTCTGCCTGTTCCAGTAGAGCCATGACGACCTTGTTCTTCATCGCTGCATTGCGAACCTGTTCATAGGTCGTCCAGAGGTTGGTGTCTCCACCGCTTGCCGCTGAACCGAACCAGCTAGGACGAGGCTTACCAACCTCAACGTAGCTGAACATTTGGATCTTCTGCATCAGCTTGCCACCACCGACCATCTCATCGACAACCGCTGGACCATCATTGTCCCAGTTGTCTCCGTCAGAAGCATGACAGACGTAGATGTTGGTTTGGTTTGGATCGTAACGCTCGAGAATGATCTTGTTGATCATCGTCAGAGCAGGCGACACGCTGGTGCCTCCGTTGATGCGGGTTGAGAAGAAATCATCCTCAGACATCTCGAAAGGCTCATCGGTGTGCGCGATAAACACGAGTTCGGTATTCGTATATCTCCGCTTAATGAAAGCGTAGAGCAGAGCGAACCAACGACGGGCGATAGTCTTGCGCTCTTCATCCATTGATCCGGAGATGTCCATCAGCATGATGAGCACCGCGTCAACGGTCTTGAGAGGCTTTGCTTCCTTCTTGCGGAACCGCATGTCTGTGGTATCGAAACCACGGAGGAAGAGGAACTTCTTTACGAGCTCTTCGAGACGAGCATCAATCTCAGCGATGCGTACCTCGTGCTGAGCTATGAGACGAACAGACCCATTCTTGCTCTTCAGCTTATCGATAGTTTCGACAAGCTTTTCACGCTCTTCAAGAAGCTGAAGTTCTTCTTCCTTGTAAGGAGCAGACATGGCGCGTCTGCGACCAAGGGCTTGCTTGTAGGTTCGAATGATGGACAGCTGCGCTGGGGAACCAGTCGTGCTGAAGCCAGCCTGGGCAAACTTGTTGTCCAGCTTCTCGGTGTACTTTTCGTTCGTGAGGTTTGGAAGTTCGCAGTCCTCGAAGAAGAGATCAAGGAACTCATCTCGTGCCACGTTGACGATGAACTCGTCTTCGCCACCATCTCCTGGACCAGCTCCACCGCCGCCTTGGCTGGAAGGGAACTCGATCTCGTCTTCGCGCTCGTATTCTTTGTTGCCGATGATGACGGCGGTATACTCACCATCGTTAGAGTACGCGAAGAATGGTTCTTCCAGCGCGCTGCTGGTAACCTTAACTGGTGAAGACGTTGGAGCTCGTCCACCAACCACTCCACCCGTCCCAATGTTCTGCGGTGAGGAGGACTTGATGAATGACTTGATGCGGCGGATCAGCTTCTGACGGTTTGGAGATGATTTACCTCGGCCCGCCTTTCGTCTGTCGATTAGAATGAATGACATACGCTACTCCTGAACGAAACGAAAATACGGATGTTTTAGTCCATTTTTTCCGTATCCCAGCGCCTGTGTGAAATCTTTAACAGATGGGTAGATGGTTATTCCGTCTATCGTGCAGGGCTTTTTCAGCTTGACAGCAGATGCGTTTGGTATATTCCTCATGCGCGCAGATAGTTTCTTCTTACACTCTTCACTGCGAGGCTTTCCACGTCTCCCATCTCCTTGAGCTTTTCGATGGGCTTCTGAAAGTGGTTTGCCTTTCTTTGCCAAAGACATGTTTAGGCGAGCAGTCTCACTGAGCTTTACTCCATACGGTGAACCGCCAAAACCACCCAGTTGCATATTCATGCACATTGGATCGCTAACGGTTTCAGCAGTGACCAGCTCTCGCTCTTTAATTCTTGCTTCTTCTCTGGATGGAAGAAATTCCAAAATATAACAGCGATGCTTTTCTCTGCCGTACTTCTTTACAGAGTTTAGAAGATGGGATCCACTACCCAGGTATCCATCTTCTAAATCATCTGTTGAGTGCATCCCTATGTAGTATTTTCCATCAAACCTTTCAGTTCGATAGATGTAGTGGTGTTTTCTCAGTGATGCTCGACGTTGCTTCATAATAAACCTTACTAAGTAACACGATCTATTTATGCAGTACGTCGGTTGTTTACCCACCAGTCAACTACCGTCCTGATCTGACGATCAGTGTAGCCCTTCGTGCGCATGCGTGCGACGAAGTCATCGTGCTTCTTCTGCTCTTCAGAAGAACCCTTCGGAGAGAAGGATACGATTGGCATGATCTCGGCGGTAGCCGCGAACATCTTCTTCTCGATGACGACCTTGATCTTCTCGTAGGCATTCCACGCGGGCATCTTGCCTTCGTTACGGCTGCGGTAGCGCAGAACGTAGTGAACGATGTCGTTGCGGAAGTCCTTCGCGTTAGCGATGCCGGCTGCCTTTTCAATCTCTTCCAGCTTGTTGTTGAGATTGTCGCGGTTCAGCAGGGTGTGAGTCTCAGGGTCACGAACGTTCGTCTCGTCGATCCACGCTTCAGCGAAGAGGAAGTAACGCTCGAACATTGTCTGACCGAAGTCACTGTAGGACTCGAGGTAGGCGATGCGGAGTTCCTTATCGATGAACTCGAAGTAGCGAGGCTGCATCCAGGACTTGATGTAGTCCATGTACTGCTCGTAAGCTTCAGCAGGAAGATGCTCGCGCTTGAGAGCTTGTTCGAGGACGTACATCAGATCGATTGGGTTCGCCTGAACTTCTTCTGGACGGAGGTTGAAGGTCTGAGAGATGATCTTGAACCCGAAGCGGGTAGACAGACCGTTCATGCCTTCATCGACGCCGGCTGCTTCACGATATTCTTCGATCGGCTTTGCCATCGGCATGGTGTCCTTGACGTTTTGACCGTCGTAGACCTTCATCTTGGCGAAGATGGTGCTGTTTTCTGGCTCGCGAAGACGGGTCAGAACCATGAACTCTGCCAGCGACTTGAGAGTCTCAGGAGCGCAAGGAGCGTTCTTGAGGCTCGAGTGCTTCAGCATCTTGTCGTAAATCTTCTGCTCTTCGGTAACCCGCAGGCAGTAAGGAACGTTCACGATGTAGACGCGGTCGAGGAAGGCTTCGTTGGTCTTGTCGTTACGGAACTTGAACCATTCTGCTTCGTTGGAGTGAGCGCAGATGATGCCAGAGTAAGGCATCGCAGGAACGTTTTCCGTACCGTTGTAGTTGTGTTCTTGCGTTGCCATCAGGAGAGGATTGAGGGTCTTGATGTTCGCCTTGAACATTTCGGCAAAGTCCATCATGCCCTGAGTGGTTCGGTTCAGACCACCAGAATAGGAGTAGCTGTATGGGTGGTTCTGAGGATACGTTTCCAGCTTACGAATGTCGGTCTTACCGATCAGAACGGAAACGTCTTGGTTGTTCTCGTCACCTGGTTCGACCTTCATGACGCCGATCTGAGCGTCCTTGTTAGGATAGATGCGAACGACGGAGAACTTCGTCCAATCACCTTCGAACTCTTGCAGCTTCTGCTGCGCCCATCCCGAAGCTACCGTGTTGAGGTAGCGAGGATCGATGCCGTACACCTTTTGAATTTCTTCACCGTGTTCGGTCTTGTTGAAAAGGGTGAGCGGGCTCTCGTACAGTGGCGAGATTTGAAGCTCAGGATTCTTTTCGTTTGGATCCTTCAGAACGTAGATGGGATTGACTTCCATCAGTTCCTTCAGGCGCTCGACGAGGGAGGACTTACCACCACCGACGGGACCCTTGAGGTAAAGGATCTGCTTGCTTTCTTCAAGGCCTTGAGCGAAGTGGCGGAAGTAAGCGACCATGCGCTCAACAGCTTCTTCGGCGCCGTAGAAGTCATTGAAGGCTTCATACGTACGAAGCTTCTTGTTAGAGAAGATTCGAGAAAGGCGGGGATCATTTGAGGTGTCGATGACAGTAGGTTCACCGATGGCTGCGAGCATCCGCTCAGCAGCGTTAGCGTACGCCATCTTGTCGGTTTTGCAAAGGTCGAGATAGTCCTCAATGGACATTTCCTCGTTCTTTGAAAACTTCTTCGCAAAGGATGACTTGAAGCTGGAGCTAAGTTTCATATTCTCTCCTATTGGGATACGTCGGAAGCAGATGGGTCATGTTTCCGTACTGTTATTTATTCGCCGGTTAGGCCGCGGGTTCAGAGATATCCGTTTCTGCATGAGAATTATGCAGAAGATGGCAGTCATGGAGACGAGCGCCTGGCTCAATCTCAAGGTTCTTGTAGCTTATTTCTGCACCGGTGATAGTAGCGGTGTTCATAACTCGAAGCGTTCCGAGTGCAACAATCTTCTTCGCCTTAACATCGCCGGCGATTACTACGTTTGCTGCCTTGATCGTGTCGCTTTCGACTAGACCAACAGCATCGACGATGAGACACTCGTCGAAGCCACTCTTGGTGGAGGGACCGTTGCCTTCAATGTTCCCATTAACCACGCCCTCGATCTTAAGGACGCCGTTGAAGAAAACATCTCCGCGGACAACCGTCTGAACTCCAACGAGGTTCGTAAAGTTGTCGGTGGTCAGCTTTCGACTAAACGGGTTCTTGAATTTTCTCATGATGGTTCCTTTAGCTTGAAGGTCGCGAACTGAAACCTCAGTTCATTTTCGGTCATCCAGTGCGAGCCCTTGTCTCGCTCATAAAATCTTCCCGCTGGGCCTGAGATAAACTCTCTCATGATTACCTTTGCTGGGAAGTGAACGTCCCCATCAAAGTCAGCGTCTATAAGGGTAAGGTCAAGAGTTGAGGGAGGCGGGTTGTTGTAGAACGCGTCCCAATAGATTTTCGATCCGCCGATTACGACGATATCGTCTTCTTGTTCTATGGCTTGGGCGAGGCTGTAGTAGCACTTGTCAACGCCCTTGTTCTCAACAAGGCCTACTGCCTTGTCAGCATCTCGCGTGATGACTATGTTTCGTCTTTTTGGAAGAGGGCGACCAATGCTCTCAAAGGTATTTGAGCCCATGATGACGGTCTTACCAAGCGTCTTCTCTTTGAAGTGCTTAAGATCAGTCGGTAGGTTCCAGAGAAGAGAGTTCAGCGTGGTGTCGCCTATAACGCCGTTTCGAGCTACGGCTGCGATCATGCTGTACTGCTTCATCGATCTTTCTCGAGGAAAAGAAAAGGGGAGATAAGACTACTATATCCTATCTCCCCTGATTTGTACACACAAAATTTGGTTATTTTGTGGTTAAAGCGTCCTCAACGTGGGCTCTGGCTGAGTTCAGAAGCCCTCCAGTTCTCTCGAAGGGAGGGCGATCGTCATACGCGGAAGCCGGGAGCGTAAGTACGTCCACGACAACCGCGATGGGAGTGAGTGCTACCGAGACAGTAGCGCTCACGAGGTTTCCGATACGACCCAACATTAGAAGCTCTGGATCAGCTGCGGAGCAGCCGAGTCAAAGCCGACGATGTCGAGCATGCCAGGGTCCTTAGGATCGGCGATGGTGAAGTTCGTCGTGGACGTACCACATACGATCAGCTTCGCGTCCTTCTGGTACTTGGCGCGGTAGCGAGCGAGTGCCTCTACCGGCTGCATGCGACCAGCCCAAGTCTCGTTGTCAGTGATGACCACAAACTTGTTAACGCCGGACATGTTGTGGTCGAGAGCGTGCAGCATAGGCAGCGCGCAATCAGTTCCACCCCAAGAGAAGCGACGCATCACTTCGAGAACGCGGTCGAGGCGCATCGAAGGAGTGATCTTGAGCTCACCCATCTTGGTGTTGAAGCCACCGATCCAGTAGTTGGACTCGCGCTTGGCGATGGCCAGAGCCATAACACCAGCAACTTCAGCAGCCGTCAAGTTAGATGCACCAGAGACTGGAGCACCGAACATTGAACCAGAGCAGTCAACACCGATGAGGTGTCCCTGACCCGTGCTCTCGATGTACTGGAACGAATCGTAGAACGCATCGTTCAGCGCGTCAAGAACAGGAGCGACTGGGTTCCAAGTCAGAGAACCGCGATCACCACGGCCCTTCTTGTACTGGTTGAAGGCGTTGAGGATCGTGATTGGGTGAACACGAGCCGACTTGATCGAATCTGCATCCGTCAGCTTGGAGAGAACCGCATTCATGTCCGAAGACAGAGGAGCGATAACCCCGATGTCGGTCAGCTGACCGAGCTTGCGGATCAGAGCCGTCATTCCCATGTTAGGGATGAGAGCCGACATAACGTCCTTGTCGCGGTGCAGTTCCGTTGGGAGCATTTCCCAAGTGAAGTCCTTGTGATCGGCGATCAGCTTCAGCGCGGTGCGCTTGTCTGGAGTTGCCTTCAGCTGCTCGTAAGCAGTGATCAGAGCAGGAACCTGAACGCCCTCGGTGAGAGCCTCAGAACCCTTCGTCACGTAACGGAAGATGTTCGACTGAACGTCCGTGTTAGGCTTTACGTGCGCGAGACGGAGTACGTCGCGGTGCGACCAACCATCACGCGACTGGTACTTCAGCACCTGCATTGCCAGACGGTCTTCACCGCGCTTGGTGTACCAAGCAGCAATACCGCGCTTTGCAGCAGCGTTCCACTTACCAACCTCATCGAGGGCGGCAACGAACTGGAACAGGTGGGTACCGATACGAGCAACCTTAGGCAGAGCCTCGTAAGCCGCAGCCACAGTCTCCGGGTTACCGAAGATAGCGCAGAGAGCGAGAGCAAAGACCGAAGGGTCGTTCTTTGGGGCACGTCCGCCCTGAGAGATTTCGACGATACGAGCGACAGTGCGCAGGCCGTCAGCAGCGATACACGTCATGACGTTAGTCGCGGCGTTCTTCGTCAGCTTCTGGGCCGAGGCGTAGTACGACGGCTTGTCCGATCCGAGGATCAGGAAGCGATCGAGGTAGCCCCACATGTCGAGAGAGAAGGTAACTCCACCAGCAGAGTTGGTGACCATTTCGGCTTCACGACCAGGCAGTGCCTGCGTCTGTGGCGTGGTCGTCTTCGACGTCTTCGTCGAGATGGTGTTTGCGTAGAAGTTGGACATATTTGATCTCCTATGAACGGCTGCGGTATTGCAGCAAAGAAACAACTCAACTTGTCTTCATAGCCCCCTCCACAAAATGTGGTATTGGGCACTTCAGAACTGGGCATTGATCTTTCGATCAAAGTTTACTCCCGGTGTTCCTACACCGTCATTCTTGGGTGACGGTACCCTGATCTCTGATTCGGCTTAGATCAACCTACAAGGGTTCTTCCATCACCCATAACCACTCCGATGTTCTATCGGTACTATCTCGTTTTGGGGGGTTGCCAACCGGGCAGAGACACCCATCCATGATTCGGCGTGGACACCTATCCTTCACCGGCTACCCGCACCCCGAAGAGCACGGACCCTGAAGTCATCGGTTTGCCATGAGTAATGATAACCAATAACCTCCGGTGGAGGAGACTATGAAGACAAGTTTGTTGTTGAGAGGAAAGTTACGGCTGGTCCAGATACTGGAACAAAAAGTCTCAAGTCGGTTTATGTTTGCAAGATAACCAACTTGATCCGGTTCCGTTAGAGCCGTATCAATCTTTAGTGATTATACAACGCGTAAAAGCGGAAGTACACTAAAGAATGTGTTGCGGGATATTTATTTGAGACTCAACCTGACGGTTAGTCGTTGTAGTAATCGTCCGCGTGAACGTGGATTACGCCAGCCTTTTCTGCAGACTTGCAGCCATGCAGATCGCAGAGGCTGGAAGCGCGAGAGCGGGCACGTGCAGCAGGTTCTGCTGGGAACTTCTTGATGCCCTTTTCACCGCGGTGAAGATGAACTTCAAGCTGGTCGGCTTCCTGTGCTTCGCGAACAGATGCATGTGCTGCACCCATCTTGACTGCTTTTTCAGAAGCCTTGATTCTCTTCTCGATGGTGCCGTGCAGCTTTTCCATCGACTTAGTCATGGTGCGAACTACGGTCTGGACAGGGTTGTCAACGACAACCGTTGGCTTTGGTGTAGAGAGATCATAGCGGTGCCAGTCATTCGGCATCACTACATCGATTTTGCCGTGAGCCAGAACCTTGTACTTGACACGAGAGGTTCTGACCTTCTTGTAGTAGTCGCTCCAATCTTGGAAGTTTCCTTCGAGAGCGATCGTGGCATTCTTCACATCACCAGCAGAAGATACGTCCTTAAGACCAAGGGCGAGAAGCGCCTTGTATTCTGGGGTCTTCTTTACGAGAGCATACGCCTTCTCAAGAGACTCTGCATCGACACCCATGCCCTTGAGCCATTCACGACGGTCGCCGCGAATCTTGCCAAGGTCGTTGATGTGTGGCGCATAACCAGCTCTAGCTTCGAAAAGATCATTTACCTTCATAATAGCACCTCTGCTGTGATTGGATTTATTTATTCAGGTCGAGGGATTCTTGCGTTTCTTTATACACTACCCCAGGCTTAAACACGAGAGCATCGTTATCCAAGGTGTAGTCTCGGGTCATATCAACTACGCCCGCATATTCGAAACGTCTGATCTGACCAACGCCATCAACGACGTCGATCCATTCGTAGATGTCGGTGTCTCCGAGTTTTCCGATGGGCTTGTCAGCACGACCAGCAATCGTGATCGTAATGGTGGCCCGACCGGTGTCTCGCTCAGCAATCTGCTGGCGATAGTGCATCGTTGCCTGCTCAGCCTCAGAGATAAATGCCTTCATGTCCTTGCCGTAGTGTTTGGTCTTGAGAGCAAACATGAGGACGTTCGAAAAGAGTTTCGAAAGGATGAAGGCGATGATCAGGCCCACGAAGAAGGAACCAAGTCCAACTCCCAACCAGAGGGTTCCAACTGCGGCGCCAATGACAACAGCGATGAAGTTCAGAATCTTCTGACTCCACCGCTGTGTCTTTAGCAGAGCGGCCATACGTGGTGTTATGCCCTGATCGTTCACTGCTTCTTGCTTTCCAGTTCCGCCCTTAGACGAGACTTCTCATCCACGAACGAGAGGAGGAACTCCATCTGGTCCGCAAGGATGTTACGGTTGGCGAGGATAAGGTGCTCGGCTCGAGAAGGAACGTATGGCGCGTAGAGGAGCGTCATACCGGCTTGCTCAAGGGTCTTGTCGTCCTTCTTCTGGTTGCACTTTGCACAGCACGTGATGACGTTCATCCACGTGTCGGTTCCGCCCTTCGAACGAGGGACGATGTGATCTCGCGTCAGCTTGCTGTCGCCGAAGGTGTTGCCGCAGTAGCCGCACAGGTGGCGGTCACGACGGAACAACTCGCGGTTGTTCAGTGCAGGCGGACGGTGCTTGCGCTTTCCAGCTTCACCCTTTACGGCGATGATGGACGACGTCACGATCTTCGATTGCTTGCCAGAGATGCGGTTGTCACCGCCGAGGATGACGCGCTCCACGGTACCGAGCTCCCAGGATACGAGACCCTTGGAGTGATACACTGCGGCGTCCTGCCAAGTGATCCACTTGTTAGGCTGGCCCTGTACGTCAAGCTGAAGAATGAGTGCCATTTTGTTTTCCTTAACTCTTACCGCGCTATATGCGTTAGTCCCTTTGTTATGGCCACTGAATCAGTAGCCGGATTACGAAGATGTCCACGATGATTGTGTTCTCGTGTTCATCACATGCCGCGATAAACTCAATGCCTACCGCGATTCCTAAGATGTAGTCCAGTGAGCAATACATTCAGACTCCCTACCAGACATACACCTGGCTTCATTGTATCATGTTATCCTGTCAATGTAAACAGGCTCGATAAATATCCTGCATCCTATCCCAAACGGAGACCATCATGAAGAAACTTCTAATAGCGATTGCATCGCTCTTTCTATTTACGACTCCCGCCTTCGCAAACGCTCCGTGCTCAGACATGGTCTACAACGGCGTATTCCCTAAGGCGAACGAACCAGTCACCATCATCTGCCACAAGCGCTACGTCGTAGGCTTTTCAACCGCGCGTCATACCCCACTTTGGGTAGCCGAAAAGCTGACCGCTGATGAAGTCGCTCACGAGAATGTTCCTCGCAAGGATAACTTCCGTCCTGACCCAGCTGTCCCAGCCAATCAACAGGGGTCCGTGAAGGCCTACATTGGAACCGGCTACGACAAGGGTCACATGAACAACTACGAAGACGTGGCTGATGATGCGGTTGCCGGTGATGAAAGCTTCTTCATGACCAACATGGTTCCTCAGAAGGCTCAAAACAACCGAGGCATCTGGCGTTCTCTGGAGGATCACGTTAGAAAGATGGCTACCTCGAAGGGAACCATCTACGTTGTGACAGGTCCAATCTTTGACGGTAAGCCTGCGACTCTCAAGGACGGCACTCCAGTTCCAACTCGTCTTTTTAAGATGGTGATTTCGCCATCGACGAAAGAAGCGGTTACGGTGGTAATGCCAAACGCAAATGGAATGCCTGCCTCGACCCTGTCAATGTACAACTCGACGGTGCACAACCTACGAGTCACTGACACCCTGGTCGATGTCCTTCCAAATGATCCAAAATTCAATGACCAAAAGCTGCCTTAACTGACAGCATCTAAACTAACAAAAAGGGGTTCTCAATCACTTGAGAACCCCTTCTTTATGAGAACTTTTGGGAGAGGTTCTAGTCGTGAGCACCGTTGCGTGCAGCTGTCTTCTTTGCAATCTCGATTGCACGGTTCTTGTCAGCGCCGATGTAGTCAAGCAGACCTGATTCTTCATCGCGGACGACGTAGACCATTTCACCGTCGTGCTTTAGCTTGTAGATGGTGGTCTTAAACATCGTCTTAACGATCTTTGCAGGCAGTTCACCGTCCATTGCTTCGTGAACGCCGCCCTTAGAAAGTTTGTCGTTCAATTCGGCTGCTGCTTTTTCGGCCTTCGCGCGGTCGCTGCTGCTGTCTGCGATCATCTTCGTCTTGTCGTTCATGACGACATAGTACGTCTTTCCACCAGCGCTTGCCTGATGAACAGAAACGTGATCAAACTTCTTGATGACGCGTGCAGACATCATCTCAGCAATGCTGAGATTGACGCCTTGAAATAGCTCGTTGACCTTCACGGTGTTCTCCGATACAATAATCTGTCGATCTATTTATCGAAGGTGTTCGGTTGCAAGGCGCTTCAAAACGCTCACGGTAACCGGGAAAGCATCATACTCGTGGAAGATGCCGATGCCCTGGCCCTTTTCGATCCAATCCCTGATGTTGTCAGAACGATCGTCAATGAGAATGTCTGCTTCAGCAGCGTGCTTCCACTTGTCGCGAGAGTACGGGCCGATGCGAACTGGCACGTGCTCCCCAAAGTACTTTGCGATCCAGGCTCTCTTGTCTGGCTCTGCGTCTGGCATCGTGGTACGACGTGGGATAGCAGTCAGAAACTCTACCTTCGCACCGAAGGAGTTCACCAAATCCCACAGCTCGAACGCGTATGGGGTTGGCGGAAGCTTGGCATACAGATTGTCGACCTTAGAAAGGAACGACCACATCTCTGCATCCTGTGGACCATCTTGGTGCTTGAAGGTGCGACCGATGTTCTCGAGAACGAAGGCATCAAAGTCAGCGACGACCCCATCCATGTCAACGAAAATGGTGTTCTTCTTCGGGTCAAATACGCGTGTCATCGCTGTTCCTTTCCTGTTCAACGAGGGATTAGCCGATCTTCAGGGTTGACCCGTCGGCTACAACTTTCTTTCCGGCTTGTTGTGCTTGCCAGCGCTCAAATGCGATCTGAGCTTCTGCCTCGATGCGCTTTGCGCGTTCAATGGCTGCTTCGCGGCGCTCTTCAAAGGTGCCTCTACGGCGGGCTTCACCCATAACTATCTCCTATTTGATCTGATGGTAGGCTCTAGCGGTATTTATGCTAGGCTGAATCACCAGCAATCAAGTTGTGGATAGCACGAACGATGCTCGCCTGAGACTTGCGACCATCTTTCAAGAACTCTTTCAGAGTCATCCAATGGGTAGAGCCAGTCTCATGGTGCGGCTCTTTGAAGTTGTCTTGCTTCTTGACTTCACCGATGTAGACGGTCATCATGTAGGTCTCGCGCTTACCGCGAATCTTACCCTTCCAACCTAGCATGACGGTGTTGTCAATGAGGTTCGACTTCTTGAGACCAAGTTCCTCCTTCGCCTCGCGAAGCGCGCCCTCGTAAATGGTCTCACCATCGTCAACGCCGCCCTTGGCGATTTGAGGTTGAGGACCACCGTACTCGGACTTCGACGGGGACATAAAGTAAAACACAGGCTCGCCCGCAACAAAAACGTACGGCACAAAGCCTGCCTTTTCGGGCACCTTTGCGATCTCGTCTAACCTCATTCTTTATTCTTCCAAAAGGTAACCTGGCAGGGGCGGAGGGACTCGAACCCCCGACACCCGGTTTTGGAGACCGGTGCTCTACCAGCTGAGCTACACCCCTACGTGACTTAGTGCAGGTCTGAGTTGATGACGTAGAACGTCTTCCCATCGTCCGTCTTCAGGTGAACCTTGTCACCCGAATAGAACGTAGTCACGCCTTCACCTTGAACGGTTTTAACGCGAACAAACCCATCCTCGACAGCAAGGACCTTTCCGATTCGACCGAGGGCTCGTGAATGAACCTCATGACCGTTGGCAAGATGCTTGCTGATCTCAGCGTGAATATCGGACATCGTGTTGACCTTTCCGTCAATCCTATATCAGGGATATTTATACCCTGTAGCTCGAGGAAAGTACACTGCCCATTACCAGAGCAGATCAAAGTTTCCCATCAGCACCCTATCGAGGGGTGCTTGGCGCCCGGTCTGATGGTCCTTGGCGGTGTTGTCCTGGAACCGGTAGGTCCGCATCTTGTCACCACGCTCGCCAGAACCCACCTGCTGCTTGCGCTCTACAGAAAGTTCAATGCGATGGTAGGTTCGATTGCGGCCGTTGAGCCGATCTAGGATCGCTTCCTTCGCTTCAGCTAGGGAGTTGTCACGGCTTCTACATTGAGAAGTTGCGATGGTTCCCGTAGGAAGGTGGGTGATTCGACAGGAGTTCTGGTGTTTGTTTCGATGCTGACCACCAGCACCAGTCCCAGAGTACCACTCGATCTTGAAGTCACGATCGTTGAATGCGACCGCTACGGCTTCCTTAGGGTCAATGACCGCCACGGTTACCGTTGACGAGTGAACCCGACCTCTACGTTCAGTAGGTGGGATTCTCTGGATTCTATGTCCGCCTGCCTCCTTCTTGAGCTTTGAAAGATCGTCACCCTCGATGTCAATCGAGAGCACGCCTTCGTGCTCATCAGTTAGGCGGTACTTTCAGCCGTAGCGGCTGCACATCTTTGTGTAGGCACGGGCCAGATCACGTGCAAAAAGCTTGGCGTCTTCTCCGCCTTCGGCGGAGCGCAGTTCTACGATACGTCGCATGTCATGCTCCTTAAGAGTTAGGGTTGAAGTTCAGGCTTGGAAGTTTTCAAACGCCCATGGGTTAGACGTGTTGTACGCCCGTGGGAAGATCGTTTGATTGTTGGTCAGTGGGGTCCAGTCAGACTGAACGCTAGCCATTGGGCCAAGGTACCTAAACGCTACGCTCAGAACTTCTTCGAATGGAAGATCTTCTGGCTCTACGTAGCCCATGTTAGGATTCTTGATTGCCCAAACGATGGCACCAAGCATGGAGGCAACAACCTGAAGTGAGGTTGCGCTTTCATGTGGAACGAGGGAACGAGCTTCGTTGATGTCCAGCTGAGAACCGTACCACCAAGAAGTCCAAGGACCGCCCATGAGAAGAACACCGAGCTCGTCACGACCAGAGATAACCTCATCCTTTGCGATGCGCTTTACTGGCTGCATGCGAAGTTGGTTGCCGCGAAGTTCATGTGCAGATGCGATAGCAGCATCGCATGGCTGATAGGTGTAGTGGACAGTTGGGCGGAAGGAACCATCGCTAGTGGTAAAGTACTCACTGATGGTTACAGCTTCAGAGTGCTGAATGAGGAAGCCTTCGTAGGAACCACCCAGTGGAACCCAAGACTTGATCATCGTAGCCATGCCTGGCTGCTTGAGATAGATTGCGTTCTTTGGACCTGTTGGGTGTGCAGCACCGTTAGGTGGCATCTTGTCTTCGTGGGTACCCCAGCCAAGCTCTGCAGGAGCGCGGCCTTCTGCCCAGAAACCTTCACAGCTCCAGGTGTTAACGAACTCACCCATAACCTTAGGCTTGTCAATGACCTGTGTATCGCGTTCAGCAATGTGAATGACCTTGACACCAACCTTCTTCATGAGGTTGGCCCAGCCATTACGATCGGTTGGAACTTCTACGTTCAGTCCCATGCCATGGGCGATGTCTAGAAGAGCTGCCTTGGTGAAGTGTGAGACGAGACCAGGGTTAGCGCCATGGGTTACGACGCAGGTAGCTGCATTCTTGCCCTTGAACTGCTCTGCCATCTTTCTGATTTGCGCGTGAGCGTAGTAGAGCGTGCGTTCACCCATGTTAGGAATGACTTCGTCTTGCTGGTTTTCCCAACGCTCGATAGAAGTGTCGATGTACTTGACACCATGCTCAAGGCACCACTTAACGATCGCGATGCCGTCGATGTTGAGAGATGCGTTAACGAGAAAGTCACCATCGCCCAGATACTTTGAAAGGGTGCTGTCGAGGTTGTCCTTT